TTACTTGCATGGTGGTTCTCCTTAGTTTGATTTACGGCGTGCTTCGATTAAAAAGAATGTGGCTCTGCGTTTGTGGTCAAGCAAGTCAAGCCTTGCTAGGGCGTGTGGCTTGTATCTCTTGCGTTTGGTTGTGTTGTCTTGAGGTAGGCAACGACCTTTCCACATGATTTGTAGCATTGTGATACTCCTTATGGTTTTGCTGAAAGCATTTTGAATTGGGCGTTGAGCCTGTCCCATACTGCGCCTGCTTCTTCAAGCCCGTACACATCAGTCTTGAGTATGAAAGCGGTTGATGGGTTTGAGTCGGGCAATACATAGTAAATAGAAAACATTGTGATACTCCTTGTGGAATGATCGGGCGATTTGACATGGAATGAAACAGCAGAGAAGCCTCGCCCGCTCGACTTGCTCTGCTTATTCCGTACAACTTGTTGGGGACAAATGTCCCTGATTAACCAACCAACTTAAGAAAGCGTGATTTCTCTGCACGGGTCAGCGTGTTGAACTTCTCCACAAGCTGTTGCACAGGGTCAGCCTGCTTGCTCGTGCGGCTCGCGGCTTTCTTGACTACCTTGTGATACGGCGCAACGTTGCGTTGCCATTGCTTCGTTGCGGCGTCGTGCCGTTGTTCCCTCTCGCAAGCTTCGTCAGAGTAGAAGTACCAAGAGCCCCCAACAGATTGCTGAAAGTAAATCGTCTCCCCGTATTTCTCCCCGTAAGCCTCGGCGTGAGCCTGAGCCAGCGACTCCACAACATCTTCGGGTAGGTACTTCTTATTCCCCAAAGCCGTTGCCAAAGCCGTAGCCCATGCGAGTTTGCTGGATACGAACGATTTGTATGATGTGATTAAAGACATAGTAATTCTCCAAAAGAAATTGGGGACAAATGTCCCCATTGATAGATACACATTGCTGTGCAACCGAGAACCTTTTCTCGATGATTAAATGTACCATTCCGTGGGCTTTTTCCGACTTTCATCACCCCACCCGATACCCACCCACCTGTTAGGCAGTCATACCCGCGTAGCACATAGATCAGTGTTCTTCACCCGCAAAATAAAAAAATGTCAAATTTTGTAAAAAATTCAGGGGAGTGTGTCAAAGTTTTGACAGAGGGTAGGTGGGGGTAGTAGCACCAAGTATGCGAAGCGAAACACCACCACCCCCGTGTCCACGTGAAGGACACGCCCAGTATACAAATAAAAAAACCCCCACGTATGAGGTGGGGGCTAAACCGGGATGTACTAAGTCCACGATAAGGAACCACGGCCCAAATGAAGGAGAAAAACCGTGGTAAGGAAAGTATACACAAAAATTAAAAAACCGAGTACACTACGTGTACTCGTGACAACCACACGCAACCAAAGGGGCAAAAGCAGCAATGTTTTTAGAACATCTAGTTTCCGCATCCGCCGCAGACTACACACCCGATCTTATGCAAGATCAAGCACCCTTTACCCCTTTAGATTCGCTTACCCCCGCGCAGACCTTAAACGCGCAAAAGAAAACGTCGGACTGGCTGTCCCAGTTTGAGGACGAAGACGACGAGATACTGAGCGAAGCCCAGCAAGAAAAAGTAACCCAAACATTTGACGCCCTCATCAAAGCGGATCCTAGGGCAAAACAAAAACTATTACAACTCGATCTACCCGAAGAAATAAAAAGCGCCGTTGGTATGGTGACGGCCTACCAGTGGAAGTTCGTTGAGCAGGCAGAAGAGCTCCGATCCATGTCGGTGGCTAAAATTGTCAAAGAAACCGACCACCCTGATGCCAGAATACGCCTTAAAGCCTTGGAATTGCTGGGGAAAGTAACCGAAGTGGCCCTGTTTACCGACAGAATCTCGGTAAAGAACGAAGATGTGACGGACGAAGAGCTCGATGCCCGGATCAAAGAGAAGCTGGGTCGCTACATGGGCGCCGTTGACGTGGTGGACGTTGAAGAGATCGAAGTAAAGACACGCATAATCACCAAACAAATCGAAGAAGACGACTCAAAAGAAGAATGAACCTAGACTTCTTCACCCCACAAGAGGCGCTTGCGGCGCAAATGGCGCTAAAAGACATGACCAAGGCGGAAAAAGAGCTGTTTCTTGCCGATTTGGAAAAGAAAGAACACCGGGCAGGGCTAAAAAAGGCGCAAACTAGCCCGATTGAGTTCGCCAAACGGGTGTACCCCGGGTTTAAAGTGGGTCCCCACCATAGAAAACTAGCAAAAATCTTCCAAGACGTGGTTGAGGGCAAGAAAAAGCGCGTCATCATCAACATAGCCCCTCGTATGGGTAAGTCGGAGTTCAGCTCTTATTTGTTCCCAGCGTACTTTCTTGGCAACTACCCCGAGAAGAAGATTATCATGGGCACCCATACCGCCTCGCTGTCGGAAGACTTTGGTCGGCGGGTGAGGAACTTGCTTGATTCAGAGGAGTACCATGAGATTTTTCCAGACACGGTGGTCTCGGATGACCAGAAAGCAGCGGGCAAATGGAGCACTGGTGCTGGTGGTCAGTATTACGCAGCTGGTGTTGGCGGCGCTCTGGCTGGTCGCGGAGCTGATCTATTCGTTATTGATGACCCACATTCCGAACAGGATATGAAGGCGAACTCAAGGCTGGCGTTTGATAACGCGTGGTCTTGGTTCCAAACGGGTCCCTTGCAGCGCTTGATGCCGGGCGGTGCGATTATTGTGATTATGACCAGATGGTCCCTTTTGGACCTTACTGGGCGGTTGATCGACTACCAGATTAAAAACGAGGACACCATCCCGTGGGAGATCGTTGAGCTGCCGGCCATTCTGGATGCGGGTACCGACCACGAGAAAAGTTTATGGCCTGCGCAGTGGAGCCTAGAGGCGCTGAAAAATACCCAAGCGTCGATCGACCCACGGTACTGGAACGCCCAGTACATGCAGAACCCCACGTCGGACATGTCGGCACTGGTCTCCAGAAAAGACTGGAAAGTATGGGAGGCGGACGAGCCACCTGCTTGCGACTACGTGATTCAGTCTTGGGATACGGCGTTTGAAGTAAAGACCACATCGGACTTTTCGGCGTGCACAACCTGGGGCGTGTTTTACAACGACGAGGACAAGGGCAACCCCAACATCATCCTGCTGGATGCGTTTAAAGACCGCATGACCTTCCCGGAACTTAAAACGATCGCGCTAAAACACTACAAAGATTGGCAACCAGATGCGTTCATTATTGAGAAAAAAGCATCGGGTGGTCCGTTAATCCAAGAGTTGCGTCGCCTTGGCATTCCTGTGCAGGAATTTTCACCATCCAGAGGCAACGACAAAATGGTCAGGCTAAATGCGGTGGCGGACTTGTTTACATCAGGTAAAGTATGGGCACCAGATAAACGGTGGGCACGCGAAGTGATTGAGGAAATAGCCAGTTTTCCAGTTGGCGAACACGACGACTTCGTGGATACTTGCACTCAAGCCCTACTGCGATACCGGCAGGGGGGATTTATTAGTCTTGACTCGGACGAGAAAGACGACGACCTTTTATATAAATACCGCAGACGTGCGGCGTATTACTAAGTTAGGAAAAGACCATGGCAATCGAGAAATCGCTGTACCAAGCCCCTGTAGGGATGGGTAGTTTAGAAAACGAAGAGCCCGACATTGAGATTGAGATCGAGGACCCAGAAACGCTGCGCGTTAGCGTTGAGGGCGAAGAGCTTTTTGAGTTTGACAAAGACGACACTGAAGGCGACTTTAACGAGAACTTAGTCGACATTCTCTCCCCCGCAGTTGTCCAAGAAATTGCAAACGACTTGTCAGAAGACATTAGCAACGACCTGGCTTCCCGCAAAGACTGGGAGCAGATGTACAAGGACGGCATTACGCTGCTTGGCCTCAAGTTTGAGGAAAGAACGGAGCCATGGGATGGCGCGTGCGGCGTGTTCCACCCGATGATTACCGAAGCAGTGGTGCGGTTCCAGTCCGACACCATCATGGAGACCTTCCCAGCACAAGGCCCAGTACGCACCAAGATCCTCGGCAAAGAAACGCCAGAGAAGAAAGATGCGGCGACGCGAGTTCAAGAAGACATGAACTACAACTTGACCGAGAAGATGCCTGAGTACAGACCCGAGCATGAGAAGATGCTGTGGAACTTACCAAGCGCTGGTTCTGCGTTCAAGAAGGTGTACTACGACCCAAGCGTTGGCCGTCAAGTGTCGATCTTTATCCCTGCTGAAGATGTCATCCTGCCGTACGGCGTCTCCGAAATTAATACCTGCCATCGCATAACCCATGCCATGCGCAAGACCAAGAATGACCTGTTAAAGCTAATGAACGCAGGCTTTTATGCCGACGTTGAGTTAGGTGATCCAGAGAAATTTAGAAGCGATATTCAGGAAAGCAAAGACAAAGAGACTGGCTTTTCTGCTAGCTACGACGATCGCTTTGAGCTGTACGAGTCCCACGTTGACTTGGATATTCCAGGTTTTGAAGACATGGACGACGGCGAGCCTACCGGGATTGCGCTTCCGTACGTAGTTACCATGATCCGCGGCACTAACGAGGTGTTGGCGATTCGGCGTAACTGGAAAGAAGAAGACCCGCTTAAGCTAAAGCGTCGTCACTTCGTCCACTACCAGTACATTCCAGGATATGGCGCGTATGGCTTTGGTTTGTTCCACCTTATTGGTGGTTACGCTAAGTCTGCTACTAGCATCATGCGTCAGCTGGTTGATGCCGGAACCCTCTCCAACTTGCCGGGCGGCCTTAAAGCCCGTGGCCTGCGCATAAAAGGTGACGACACTCCGATCGCTCCGGGCGAGTTCCGTGACGTAGACGTAGGCTCAG